TGAAAGGCCGACAACTCGGCATCACTACTATTTCTTTGGCCCTAGACCTCTACTGGCACTACATAAACAATGGACTTAATGGAACACTGGTCACTGATACTGAAGAAAACCGGGATATGTTCAAAGGAACACTCACGGCCTATATGGATGGTTTACCAAAAGAGTACAAGATACCCATACTCTCACACAATAGAAACTCGCTTGCGCTCAAAAACAGAAGTCGAATCTTTTATCAAGTCGCAGGGCTTAGAGCGAAAGGAAGTCTTGGTCGTGGCAAGGGTATTACATTCCTTCACGGAACAGAAACTTCGTCGTGGGGTGATGAAGAAGGCTTAGCCTCACTGCTGGCATCCCTTGCTGAAACCAACGAGAAGCGTCTGTATATCTTTGAGTCCACAGCGCGTGGATTTAATATGTTCCACGATATGTACGTCACTGCCAAACGTGCGCGTTCTCAACACGCTATCTTCTGTGGTTGGTGGCGTAACCAACTCTACTCTGTACCCGGCGACTCTAATCTCTACAAAGTGTATTGGGATGGCAAGCTAACGTCAGAAGAAAAGGAATGGACGCGAGATATTAAGAAACTCTACAACGTAGAGATTAACAGCCGACAAATGGCATGGTGGCGTTGGAAGTTATACGAGGGCATCAAGGATGATGCGCTGATGTATCAAGAGTTTCCGCCTACGGAAGACTATGCCTTCATTATGACAGGCACTAGCTTCTTCTCTAACGCCCGTTGTACGGACGCTATGAAGGTAGCCAAGCAGATTAAGTGTGACCACTACCGCTACAGCATGGGTGCAAACTTTATAGATACAGAAGTTTTAAAATCCACAGACAGGATGGCAACCCTAAACATATGGGAGGAACCCATTGATACAGCTTTTTATGTCATTGGTGCTGATCCTGCCTATGGCAGTTCTGATTGGGCTGATCGCTTTTGCATACAAGTGTTCCGTTGCTATGCTGATGGCATGGAGCAAGTTGCAGAGTTTGCTACACCAGAAATGAATACCTACCAGTTTGCGTGGGTGATTGCCCATCTAGCTGGCGCATACAAAAACTCAACACTAAACTTGGAAGTAAATGGCCCCGGTCAGGCAGTCATTAACGAGCTACGTAACCTAAAGCGACAAGCAGCAGCGTTGGGTGGCAAAACCGGACATCAATTGATGGACGTATTGGGCTCGATGAGCAATTACATTTGGCGGCGTAACGACACGATGGGCGGCTTGTCTAACTCTATCGGATGGTTGACTACTGCTGCCAGCAAAGAGCGAATGCTGTCTTACATGAAAGATTACTTTGAACGCGGCATGATGACGATTACTTCTACAGAACTGATAGATGAGATGAAAACCATCGTGCGTGACGGTGGTTCTATTCTTGCGTCAGGTAGAAATAAGGATGATCGTGTCATGGCAACTGCTTTGGCTTGCGCTGCGTATGCAGAACAGCTCCAGCCTCGCTTGATTGCTCAGAAAATTACAAGGAATGTAAGCAGAACTCAGGAAGACAGCACACCAGAACAGATTGTTGTGGGAAGAACCGTATCTGACTACCTTAAAAGGATAGGAGTTTATGGACAGTAATGACAATTACATCATTCCTAAAGAGGAATTAAAGCAAATTATGAAACGATTTCGCGCAGACAAGAAGCGCGGGATTCCTATGCGGTTGTTTTACGAGTTATCCGGGGTAGATAAGGCAAGAATGGACGATATGTTCTTCTATGACCGAACTCACATGACGGAATTGGTGCAAAGACGCGTTTCTAAGGCGTATTTAGCGTGGAAAAATGGAGAAGTAGCCGTAATGATCCGGTTTGGACAGAAATGGCTGGAGTGGAGAAAGAAACCCAAGCCAGTAATTGTGCGCGGGTATGGTTTGCAGGTGGAAAATGGTGGAATTAAGCTCAAATTAGGGCTTAAAAACAGGTTAGATTACTCAGATTATCGTTTAGATGAGCAAATTAAGGGGAGATAGATATGAGCGTTATGCACGACTATAAATGTGATTTACATGGGTTTTTTGAGGCTTGGGAGCCTATTTGCCCTGACGGATGCACTGAAAACGTCCAAATGGTGTTCTTGCAGCCAGTAGGAACCAAGTCTGACACCACAAAACACAACGACAAGACACTAAATCAGCTTGCACTCGACTTTAATATGACAAATATCAAGTCGGCAAGAGAAGGTGACAGTCAGGCTGGCTACTATTCACGCAATAACAAGCCAAACCCGAAGGGTGTACCAGAACCTCCACGCGAACCACGCGCAGGAGATGCTGCTATTTGGGGTGGAGCTGGTGGTAAACTTGAGATGAGCAACTTATTAAGAGGAAATATGTTCCCTTCTGTTGCTGGTGAGCAAGTCGGCATCATGCCAAAGCAAGTTGGGAACTTGACACCGCCCCGTCCAGCGAGTTATATGCAAGACCAAGACAATTTATCATTGGATAAAAAATGAGAATTCCGTCAGAGCCTCTACAAAGAGAGCAGTTCTATCTTGATCTCATAGGGAAATGTTTAATCTCAAGAGAGGAGCGCAAAGCCGACTACGCTGCGCTGCGTTCTTACTTTCTTTTTGGTTCTGCTCCCGAAGATGCGCCAGCAATTTTTAATAAAATTTATCCGCACATAGATCAACTAAGCAGTTTTTTATATTCTGCTGAGACAACACGTTTCTCAATTGATTTAGGTGCGGCTGTGCAAGTTGGCGAACAAAGAAAAATTCGCTCAATGCAACGGCTTCTTAATGATGATTGGCTGCGCTCAAATACTGACCAAGTTTGCTCTAACGCTTTGCTATGGTCGCTGTGCTACAACACCTCATATACCAAGTTAATCATTGGCCCCGGTGGAAGTCTGAATCCTTACATGGTCGATCCGGGTGCGATAGGTGTACTGCGCGAAGACACGCCATATACAGACAGACAAGAAGCATTAGTCCATACGTACTACATTACAAAGTCTGACTTGTATTCCAGACTGTACGCTCACCCTAAACGCGACAGCATTTTAAAGCGCGTAACTACGTCATTCCACGAACAGTCTAGCGATGTTCCCGAAGGTATTGACCGGATCATCATGAATCAATCTGATCCAACAATGATGGGTAACGTCAACTTAGACTTGTCTGGCATGAATCGTTACAAAGCTAGGGTTGCTGAAGACACAGTTGAGATGCACGAACTATGGGCATTTAATGACGAAATTGGTGACTACCAGTGCGTCACTATTGCTGATCCAGACGTTATCATTTATGACCGTCCGGGCGAAAAGATGTTCTTAAAAGGTGAGTTACCTTTTGTTCAGTTTTGCCCTAATCCTCAGTACGATTATTATTGGGGTCAGAGTGAAGTTCAGCGATTAGTGTTTTTGCAAGAGTTGCGTAACAAACGTATGAGTGAGATTCTTGATTTGCTGTCTAAACAAGTATCTCCACCTACCGCATTGATGGGTTTTAACGGTATTTTGGATGAAAAGAACTTTGCGCTTAATCGTGCTGGCGGTTTGCTTGCTAGTGATATGCCAAGTGCAAAGGTCGAGCGTCTTGCGCCTAACATTCCAAACGATCTATTTGAAGTCATCAGAGAAGTGGACTCAATGTTTGCAGAGGCAAGCGGTATTACTCCCGTGTTGGCTGGTCGCGGTGAAGCAGGAGTTCGATCTAAGTCTCATGCAGAATCGTTATCAAGACTTGGCAGCTCAAGAGCAAAGAAACGCGCATTGATTATTGAAGACGCACTTGAGAAAGTGGCAACGCTTTACCTAAAGTGCATTCAAAAATATCAACCAATCATGCTAAAAGACGATGATGGTAACGATTTTATTCCAGAGCAATTTACTGATGATTACATTGTAAAAGTTGATGCTCATAGCAATAGCCCAATCTTTACTGAAGACTTGAGAAACCTAGCGTTTAGCTTGCATCAAGCCGGAGCAATCGACCAAGAAGGTTTGCTAGATTTACTAGAACCACCTATGAAACAATTGTTGAAAGAAAAACTTTTAACAAATAAAGCAAAGCAGGAACAAATGGCAATGTTGCAGCAACAACAACAGCAGCAGCAACCACAAAAACCTAGTTCACCACCAAATTTACAGGAGGTAGCATGAACGCAAACGGTGTAGAAACCACATCAAAAGCCGATCAGCCTAGAGTTACCTCCGGTCAACTAAAGCAAGAAGAGCGAGGCCCAAATTTGGAATATCGTGTTCAACGTTTAGGCACATACCAAGAGCGAAGCCCAAATAGAGGCTCTTATGGGCGCATGAAAAGATAATAAAACTTGACAAAGCTTTCTAATTTGTTTATTTCTATTGCCAAATTTCATACGGAGTTATTATGGCTGTCTCATCTGAAGAAATTATGCGCCTTATGGAGCAGCAAAAAGGATCAAAACCTGCTCCTGAAGCTCCAGAAATGGAAGAAGGCGCAGAAGAAGAAGTCGAAACCGAAGAATCCTCATCCCCAATGGCAGCACCCATGTCCACTCCAGAACCTAAAATGGGTTCAAAAGAGGGAGCAATGGTTAATCTTGGGCTGGCAATGGATTTAATCAAACGCGCACTACCAGCTATCGGCGTTGATTCAGAAGAAGGCAAAAAAGTTATTTCAGCAATTAAAGTATTATCCGACCTAACGGGCAAAAACTCTGATGGAATGGAAGAACTTAAAAAATCTGAAATTTTGCAAATGTTGCAGACCTTGCCGCAAGCAGGGGGTGCTACACCTGAAGGCAAAGCAATGGCTGCTGCGCCAGCAGTTCCCGGCATGATGCCGTAATTTTTGGAGAAATCACTATGGATTTGTTTAAGCCCCGTGGTGCTGCTGCACCTCGCAACCCAACTGATAACACACAGCAGAATGGTCAAATTATCAATGTTCCCCGTTTTTCACAAATGGGTGGATTGAAAAATGCCGCTGCAACTGGCGTTAAAAATCGTATGACGGTTGAAAAGCCGGGCGGTAAGCGCGTCATCTGATGCGCTTTTTTATTGTTTACTTGAGGGGATAACCTATGTCACTCGAAGACTTAAGCCACGAAGCCCGTGATGAACTGGCTCTTTTAGCTCGTCAACTTGCTGAAAATCCAAAAACGCGAAAAGCTTTCTTGCGTCTAACAAAAGAAGCTAAACCGGATATGCCGATTCCTGAACTCGAAATTGAAGATTCAACCAATTTTGCTGTTCAGAAAGCAAATGATCGAGTTGCTCACCTTGAAGCAAGACTCCAGCAAAAAGATGCAATGGATGAATTGAACAAGCGTCGTAGCAAATTAAAAGAAATGGGTTTGGTTGAAAATGACGAACAGGTTGAGGAAGTGGAGAAAGTGATGCTAGAAAAAGGTATTACTAACCACGAAGTTGCTGCTGATTACTGGAAATACATGAATCAATCCGCTGCACCAACACCAACTGGATATAATCCTTCTGCGATTAACAAGTTTGACTTGTCAGCGTATTGGAAGAATCCAATTCAAGGTGCGCGTAATGAGGCAGCAAAAGCATTAAGTGAGTTACGGCGCAATCCTAAACCATTAGGGTTGTAATTTAAGTAGGGGATGTTTTTAGATCGGAGATAGATTATGCCTATTGGTGGCGGCATTCTTCCGGCTTCGGGTTCCACTCAATTTACTGAGTTGACCTACGTTACCCGTAGGGCATTTATCCCGAAGCTGGTAGTACAACTTTATAATTCGACACCGCTTATGGCGGCACTGATTGCTAACAGTCAGTCTGCTTCTGGTGGTGTTTCCTCTGTAACTGTACCTGTTCAGGGTTCTCAGTTCGTAAACGCTCAGTGGTCAGACTACAGCGGCTCGTTCGCTCAGCCTTCTGTCCAACAGGGTGCTTACAACGCTGAATTCAACCTGAAGCTGATGATTGCACCAGTACCGTTCCTCGGTATGGAAGGCGCAGTCCAGCAAGATGCAGCAGTTATTCCTCTAATCGAAGCGCGTATGAATGACGCGACTAACGTGATGATGGATGCGATGGCAACATCACTGTACAACAACACGACAAACACTCAGCAGTTCACAGGTTTACCTGCTGCCGTGTCTGATTCTGGAACTTACGGCAATATTGATCGTTCTACCTATACTTGGTGGAAGTCGAAGCAATATGCTGCTGGTTCTGTAAACCCAACTCGTCAGAACATCCTTCAGTACATTTCCGGTACAGTCAAAAATGGCGCAGAAGTGCCTACGTTTGGCGTATGCGGCTTTGGTACTTGGACGTTGCTGGCACAAGATTATGTCGGTCAAGAGCAATACGTCTTAAC